AAAAAACAGGGAAGTCGCTCAAGATAAAAGCCGGTTTCGTCATTTTAGGTCAATAGGGGGAAATCATGGTTACACTTAAAGCAGTATCAAACACACCGATACACCGAATTTTAATTTGTACAATACGATCTGAGTACTCAGATCAAGAGATACCGCTTCGGGTACGATTTAACGCCGACAGCGTTGAGTTAACGCCGAATCTCGACGGGTTGGAATGGATACTCAACAAAGATCGTACATCGTTTCTCGATGAAATTAGGGACCTCGTATTTAATTGGAGTGAGTAGCTTAGAGGGTATCCGTGAGCGGGTACCCCATAGGTTTCTCACGGTTCTATTTACGTTTTAGACTATAAACAAGGGGACAAAATGAATGCTTGGGATGATAATATCGTGCGTTATTTTCTGCGAGATCGTCAGGCTTATAACGCAATCCTACCGCTCTTAGAGAAGGGGGTTCCGTTGTGTATGCTATCCGATTCAATGGAACAGTATGCACGGCAAACGATAGCTATATACCCGCATGACGCGGTAAACTGGACCGAATGCGCCAATTTTTTATTGATGGAACATTATGGCGCGATAGAATCAGGGGAGCCTATCGCGGAATGGTCAGATCAATTCGATCAATCTGAGTACTAAAAAAAGTGAGGGGGTAGGGTAAAAAAACACCTTACCCCCTTGCTTCTGTAAACAGACATGATATAGTCGGCGTGTCGATTGGGAATGGTTCCCGCAACGATTGGAGAAACGAAAATGACTGCAGCGATTATAACAGTGACCTACGGACTCACGGCTTTTTGGATAGGGTATAACTGGGAGAGATTACGGAAGGAGTAGGGACCCCCACCCACCCAAAGGGAGGACGGCACACCTGAGCCGGAGCCGGACGGGGACCGCAAGCCGACCGCCGCCGAGGCGCGCAGGCTGCAGCCAGCGTCGCAACCCGCGAAATTTTTCTTGGGTGAAAATAAAATTCGGAATTTTGAGTTCTAGGTGAAATAAAAATTCGGAAATTTTGGATTGGAGAAATATGACTATGTTTTGGAAACTGTTTAGTAAAACCGAGCAAAAACCAGCTACAAAGCTGGAAGAGATGATAACAGCTACACCAGCTCTTGCAAAGCTGCCTGTACGCAAGAAAGAGCCAGGCAAGGAATGCAGGTACTGCCACACTGTCAAGCCAGCAGCGGAGTTTAATAAGTCACAAAAGGCAGGCGACGGGTTGCAACCTTACTGCAGATCATGTCAGTCAAAGTGCAGTAAGAAGTACCAAAAGAAGGCAAAGAAACTTGAGCAAAAAGCTATTGAGGCAGGTCAGAAACCACCGACGATGACGATATGCGTTAAAGGTGTTCCAAAGGATATGCACGAACGTCTTATGCGGCTTGCAGAGCGTAGAAAGTCTACGTTCCGTGCCATGTACCTCGACATGGTGAAGACCTACCTCATTCTTAACGACAAATAAGGAGACCTTTATGACTACAGAGTTAACAACAGTGAACTATCAAGACCCACACGTTATCAAGGTGCTGAAACACACAGTCGCTCGCGGAGCTACAGACGCAGAGTTTGCGCTGTTCCTTGAGTACTGCAAGAGCACAAAACTAAATCCGTTTAAGAAGGAAATCTGGTTTATAAAGGCTGGAGACCGCGTACAGCTTATGACGGGTATCAATGGCTACTGGACAATCGCCAACGCTCATCCTGAGTTTGACGGTGCCGAGAGTGGCATGATTAACAAGGATGGTGAGTGGGTAAAGTCTGTAGGCGATACGAGCTTCATTGGTGCTTGGTGTCGCATCTACCGCAAGGACAGAAAGTATCCAATGGAAGGCGAGGCAATGATGGCCGACTACGACACTGGCAACGGTCTGTGGAAGTACAAGCCACGGATCATGATAAAAAAGGTCGCAGAGTCCATCGCGTTGCGTAAAGCATTCTCTCAAGAACTAAATGGCCTGTATACAGAGGAAGAGATGCCTGCTAAGTATGCTGCGCCGCCAGGAGAGTTCGTAGAGATAAAACCTCCTGTCATGCAGGTGACAAAAGAAATACTCAACAAAGAGACTGGCGAGCTGGTAGACGTAGTGTTTACTGACGATGACCTCCCTTGGGAGGCTGAGAAAAAGTCAGCAAGTGGAAAGAGAAAATGAACCGAGATTACAAGCCTGGTTACGACAAGCCGAGAGACGGGTACGTTCGTTACACGATTTACCTGGACAGCGAACTATTGCAGAAGTTCAAAGAGATGGCCGCTCAAGAAGGTAAGTCAATGCTGGAAGCAGCAAACGAGGCTATCGGTAATTGGGTTTATGTCGAGGAAGAGTAGCAGTACTGGAGCGTAGTTCAGTTGGCAGAACAGGTGGCTGTTAACTACCATGTCGGAGGTTCGAGTCCTCCCGCTCCAGCCATAAAAAAACCGAGGGTAAGTAGAATCAAGGAACTACCTACCCTCGGCGATTGGAGACAATCGACAGTGACTAGCTACCGAAAATCAATAAATGAGTAACATATACCCACAAACAGAGCAACTTATGTCAATGCACAATAGAGGGTACTCAAACAATCGATACACATCTTCCTACCGGAAGACGAAGGATCTAACTAACTCACTAATAGTTGATCCTACTAACTCACTAATGGGGTATTGGGGGAAGGTATTCTTTTTAACAGACAGAGCTAAGGCTGTTATCGAGATTAGTGAATGAGTAGGGGGGTGGGGGGTATTAGGGGGGAGGGACACCCACCTTGTCAAGACCCTAATAGTAAAAAAAGTTTAATTGGAGACAAAAAATATGATGGATGTTGAACAAATCAAACAACTGATGCTGATTCTAAGAGCCGAGTACGGCAACAAGGTGGTCTGCACCGAGGATAGAGCAAGCGTGTGGCAGGTGGTATTGGCTCACGCCTCGTATAACGAAGCACAGCTCGCTATAGCGAAACTTCTCTCTGAGGCGAGGCCTTTCCCTCCCTCGATAGGAGAAATCAACCAGGAGGTCATTAGAGGCCGTAAAACGGAAACAGCAGACTGGTCCCAGTTATGGGACGCCGTGGCCGAGGCAGGGTCTCGCTCGCTCTACTACGCAGAAGAGGAGGCGGCAAAACTTCCACCGTCAGCCTTAAAGGCTATAGGCGGCATACCAGGTCTAAAGGAGGTCGCAAACAGCACCCCAGACCATATCGCGGTTATCCGCGCACAATTTCGTCAGAGGCTGGAAGCAGCAACCGAGAACCAGGATACCCAGGTAACTCGAAAGAACCTGTTAAGGTCCCTGCCGAAAATCAACGTAAAACAAATAGGATGAATATGGCGTTCGCAAAAAAGACAAGAGAAGAGTGGGATGCAGAGGCTAAGGCAAAGAACCTGCAGAAGGCCGTCGACAACATCGACATGGTGAAGCAAATCGCTAAGGCCGCAGCGTTAGGCGCAGACAGCAAGACCGACGCGCTGCTGATGATTCTCCTCTCAGAGATCATGAACCTTAACAACAACCTCTATTGGATCAATCACGCACTAAAAAAAGCTAAAACCTCTAGCGATAACGTGCCGTTCTAATGTATACAGATGGTCGCAGGTGCTTACTCCATGAGTGCCTGCGACCTTTGTTGGAGACAAATACATGACTAGACAACGAAACGACTCACACTCAACCGAGTTTGGATTGTGGCTACGCAATCAAAAAAGCCTCGACCAGAAGCACGGCTACCTCGCTACAAACCTGGATTATATTTGGGGAAACTACAACAAACTTAAGTGGATGATGATTGAAGAGAAACGCTGGAGAGCGCCTCTTCGTCAGGCACAACGTGACCTAATCGAAGTCCTCGACCAATGCTGCAAGAAAGACCCCATGTACGAAGGCTTTCATGTGCTGCAATTCGAACGAACGTCACCGGATGACGGACGAGTATGGTGGGACGATAAAGAAATAAGCAAAGAAGAACTACTTCAGCTATTATCGTTTAGGATCACACTATGAACAAATACTACAGCAGTCACAGAATCACAGACGGGAAATGGGAAGTGGTAGTGTGGATACGCGAAGACGAGAACTACACCCACGATCCAATTCAGAGACCAGACTTACGAGACCTTATAAACAAACACTACAACGCATCTCCAATAGAGATGGCGCGAGCAATTCTTGAGACGGTGTTACATGCGGAAAAAGTACAAGTCGATTCATTCGGAGGCAAAGGCGTATATGTCGAGCGATAGCAAAACTAAAGACCAGTTGGCACAAGAATACGTCGATTACATGATTGAAAGAATCGGTGAGGGTAAAATCTACCCAGAGAACCTTAAAGACGCTTACTGTTCCGGCTACCTGCGAGGTACAATAGACACACTACTGAAGGAAGTTGCCGACTTCAGTAGCGACATATCCGTCTACATACCCGGCAAGATTAAAGAGGACGCATAATGCCACTGAACAAGAAGGGACTTAAGATCCGCGCCGCAATGGAAAAGTACTACGGCAAGGAGAAGGGTGAAGATGTCTTTTACGCAAGCGAGAATAAGGGAACAATCAAAGGCGTAACAAAGAAAGAGAAGAAGGCAAAAGATGGCAAGGGAAAGTAAGATCCGTCAAAGCCTTGAAAAAAACATACGCTTGAACAAACCTTTCCGCACACCAGGAGAGCGAAAGAAGTTCGCTGTGTATGTAAAAAACGAAAACGGCAACGTCATAAAAGTTCGCTTCGGAGATCCTAACATGAAGATCCGAAAGAACGAGCCAGAGCGACGCAAGAGTTTTCGAGCACGGCATAACTGCGACGATCCAGGTCCGAAAACAAAAGCTAGGTATTGGTCTTGTAGGAATTGGTAGTGAATGCAGATATCCCACCTCTAAAAGTATGGATACATAACCGACATCTCCTCGACAACGATGAGGCAGACGGATACGAGGCAGGATACGCATTCGCTATTCAATCCTTCAAAGGTCGCGCATTGCAGTTTCATGTATTGCTACAATCCGGTGCGCACTTTCGCCATGTCCCCCTTCACTGGGTACTCCACGACATTGCAGCAACAGAGACCTACGACCTGGAGCGCCTACAGCTCTGGGACTGCTTCAGCTACAAGCCAATCGTCACAGTTTTTGACTTCTTGCGCGATTACTCATGTAACGCCACCCTAAAAGACAAAAGGACTGTGCATGGCCAATACTGGTTTACGATTGATTGGATTCCTGACAGCGACGATAAGCCTGGTCTCTTGCTCCAGCCTGACCAAAACAAATGTGCACACGTCCTACTGCTGGCTAACGGACAAGTCGCGTGTTTGCCTACCAACCGCGTGGCTTTCAAGGACGCCTACTTCATTGGTAATCAACCAGAACCCGGAAAACGAGGGTATAAGACAATCCCTACCGTTTGGAGCGCCGAGAGTTGTGATAGATGGTCAGTAGCAGACACCGATGAGACGTACTACTAAGTTCAAACATGGTCCTGAAGAACTGGAAATGTTCGCCTTCTTCGACTTCTGTCGCTACATGGAAGAACAACACCCTGCATATAGACTCGCGTTCCACGTTCCAAACGAGCGTAAAGCCTCTATACAGCGCCGTGTTGCGCTAAAACGAGCAGGGGTAAGGAAAGGTATCCCCGACATAGTTATTCCCGTTCCTAACGAGAAATACGCAGGTCTCTACATCGAGATGAAAGTTAAGCCAAATAAGGCATCTCCCGAACAGATGGCTGTCCTACGGCATCTCAACTCAGTGGGAAATTATGCTGTACTGTGCTGGTCAGCATCGGAGGCAATCGAAACGCTTAAAAAGTATGTGGCTAACCAACTATGATGTCAGACAACCATAGGCCATGGAAAACCAGTAAAAGCGGAGAAGATTCCCCGTCCAACGAAACACCAGAACGAAACTTGTGGTTCGCTGTAATCGAGCGAGCACTTAAAGACTACTGCTTCTTCTTCAATAAACTCTCAACCACAGGCCAGGGACAGCTTATAAACTGTGAGAGTAGGTCTCCAACCTTCAACAATGACTTTAACCTAAAGGCTATCGGCGAGTTTAACAGGCTACGCTGGTTCCTCTTTGAAAAAGAACCGCACCCATTCAACCTCACATACCTAACAGAACAACTATACGATGACGGAGAAGGCGCAGCCTCCTGCATACGCAAGCAGGCCGTCATGCAGTTCAAGCTACACTTCCTTACAACCGAAGAACTCGGACGCTTTGTAGCAATAACATCCTACATCAGAGACAGAATACGAATATGCGCCTCCGACGCAGCAGAGAAAGAAAGCGCGCTACGCTACAAAAAGTTTAGACTGTAGCTACTTCTTCTTCTTGTCTTTAATCGACCAAACTTGCGACACGCCATAGAGAACAGCGCCAGACACAACAGGCGTCGCTGCTTCAGCCAACTGATGTGACTCAGCCTCTGATACACCTATTGTCAAAAGACCTCCGGCTACTAACGTAAGGAGGTGTCGGATTACCGATGCGATAATAAATTCCATGCTATGCTTCCTGCTTCTTTAGTTTTAAACACAGACGAACTGCAACGACGCTCGGATGGAGGCGTGAATGAGGGGGACATGTTGCGCGAAGTATCTTTAACGCCGTTGCAATTCATCCATGACGACCAATAAAACCGCAAGTCGCACTGTCTAGTGTTTCGATAGAACCTTCTGATGTCAACAGGTTTTGAAAGTTCCTCTCCGTCAAGGTCGGCAATGCAGGGAGAGGACAATCCTGGGTCGGAACCGTGTCGCTCACACACCGTGCCTTTAACGCAACCTCCCTTAAGTGGGTTGTCCACAAGAACACAAGCAGGCACAGCAACAGATACAATATCAAGCATAGCTTTCCGAGCTGGTCCATAAAGGTCACACTCCAGACAAGGCGATACATAACAGGTAAGCGGTCCCTTGGAGGCCGCAATACGTCTCTTAAACCGCTCTACAACGCGCTGAAACTTTCGCCTGACGTCAGACCTAGGCTTGAGCATTTTACGGCTCGCAGAGGCTGCAGACTGCTTATAAAGCACATCAGACGGCTCGCACCTGTTGTTCCTCATGCAGGGAGAGTTTATGAGGTGGATGCGAAGAATCTTTTCCTTGTTGCTACGAAGGATTCGCTTGCCACACTCGCACTTCTCACCAAACGACTCCTCAAGCCAGCCAGTAATAATAGGCTTGCCGTCCCAAGTACGCATCACATTGTCGCAATCCCAAGTACGATTGCACAAACCTATATAACTAACTCCCTGCGCGATAACCGTGCGCCACGGTGCTAAAACAGATACACAAAGTATCGTTGTAAGCAGTAACCTCATTTCTCCAATACCTTGTCCAGCTTTTGCTCTATGCGCTCAAGCCGCGACTTAATAGTACTAAGCTCAACATTGGCAACCTGTACCTGCATCGTAAGGTTGTATTTGCTCTGCTCCAACTCCTTAAGAGAGTTCTTCACCTGCCGATAATCCATGCCAACAAGCGATATGATGATGCCAATAACTCCCTTAAGCAAAAGGTCAAGCCAGTAACGAAACTCAGTAATGTCGTGCTCTGTCATACAATCTCAAGCGCTGCTTCCTCCACTCCAAGCATCTCTGTCATGAAGTTGGCGACCGCAGCTCTACTTGAGAGGATTGCACTGTTCGTTCCAACTGTTCCAAACATCAAACCTAAAAGAATACAACCGTGAGTATCTATATGTGTGTTTCCCGCATGGATAAGAATCTCACTACGGTCAGGTACATCTTGCACCTTAAAACACTCTCCAAATTTAGGAGACGTATGCCGCTTGATAACGTACTTTCCTTTTGGAATGCACGATACCATGCGCTCATTGTCTCTCCACTTATCCTCAAGCGTAAGAAACATTGGCCTATCATTGATACAGAGAACGCCAAACGTAGCGTCATTGTGCTCTGTAACTCTGATGAGCCTTAGCTGCTTCATGCTTCTAGTGCCGCAACGCGAGCTTCAAGCAGTTCTACTTTAGCATTAAGTTCTTGAATTGCTTTAAATGCTAATGCAACCATATTGCCATAATGTAAGGCATCTGGTTCATTTTCATTATTATAAACAACAAATTCAGATAATCCTTGCGCGTCAACTTCTTCTGCTATCAATCCTGCAAACTGAGTTAATCCGTCATTTATCCCTTTATAATAAACTGGCCGTAATGCTAAAACATCTGATAATCCTTTGTTATAATCAATAACATCAGTCTTATAACGTAGAGAGGATGTAGAGCGTTTTACATATCCATCCGCTTGAACAAAAAGATTTGCAGCACTAGCGGTTGTATCATTATAAGGAGATCCTGCGGCTCCTCCAAAGTTTATAGCTCCATCATTTCTAACAGAAAATAATCCAGTAGTTGCAGAGTTTCTAACTGCGATTGCAGCATTTGAAGAAGTTGAATCTGATCCAACAACATGCAATCGAAAAGTTGCATCAGGAGTAGCTCCTATTCCAACATTCCCATTAGCAATAATACGCATTCTTTCAGTAAGAGATGCACTTCCATCTGCACATGTAAAAAATCGCAATTCTCCTGGCATATCACCACTGGCACCAGGTGTTCCACCAGAATGTCCAGTGATTGCGGCAGCAGCATCGTAACCAGTACCATTAGCTCCTGAGAAATAAATGCCACCTAACTGATCTCCTGATGTAACTATTGTATTAGTTCCAACAGCAGCACCACGAGATTTACGCAGATATAATTGTGATCCAGTAGTATCAGCACTGAATCTTGTCTCTAAAAGCTGTGTTCCAGTTCCTTGAACATCAAAATCAACACTTGGTGCAGTAGTTCCAACTCCAACACGGTTGTTAGTACGATCTACAAATAGTGGAGCAGTAGCGATATTAATTATTTGAAAGTTTGTGCCATCGTACACAACGCGAACTATATCGTTTGCTTTAAACTCATTGCCTACTAATGCAGTTCCTTGACGCTGCAATGTTGTTGCGGCAGTTCCATCAATTTTTAATGTAGCAGCAGCTCCGTTTGCAGCATTAGCTTTAAACGTATATTGAGCACCAGTCACAAGTGCCGTAATAGTTGGAGTGGCAGTTACAGTAAATGCAGTTGACGTGCCGCCAGTAGTTCCAAGCCAAACAAAAGCTCCGTCTTGAACTTGTCCTGCAGACGCATAATTGTTACGTGCAGTCGCATTAGCTACGTTGGTATGTTTAAACCCACCCATCGGAAGGTCAGCAGTAGCAGCGTTCTGACCATCCTTAGCGATACAGTTGTTAATGCCTGCCGCAAAGTCGTTATCCTGCGTGTCGTGACGGCCAGCCTCGATGCCGATGCCTAGAGAAGCGTCACCAACCCAACCGCCTGTGGCGTTGTTACCCTTTGTGTATGTTCCCGCATTCCAACTCATTGTGCTCTCCTACTTGCGAATGTTCGCTTTGACTTTTGGTATATAGTTAATAGTTTCCTGCGGAACTCCTATCTTCGATGCGTATTTTACCATGTTCTTAAACGTGGGAGATACGTTCTTTTTACGAAGGTACGATACCGCTCTGTCTACGTTGCCTGGACCCCAGTTATAAGCAGCGAGTGCAAGGTCTGTGTCTTTGTACTTGTCTTTCATCTGTTTCAAGTACTGCATTCCACCACGCACATTCTCTTCAGGGTCATAAGGATTGATACGCAAGTGCGCCGCAGTTCCTGGCATAATCTGCATCAACCCAATCGCACCCACAGGACTAATCTTTGTATGGTCTCCTGTGGATTCCGTCATAATTACAGCACGAGTGAGTGCGTCTACCTTCTTAAGCAACGCATCATACGGCTTGTTTGTGGCAAACTGCTGCAGAAGTCCTCGCTGCTCGCTCTTGTTCATACGAAAGGCTGTTTTAAGAGCGTTAACGCGCTCCTGTGACCAGTTCTTTCCTACAGGTGGAGCAGGAGGTTCTTTGGTTTTCTTTTGCAACTGTGGCCGCAATACAGGCTTTCCAGACACGGATGCCTTACGCACGTTGCCTTGAGGCTGTGGTCCTCGCGCTCGCAACTTAGCTTGCGCTGCAGCTACCTTGTCACTTGAAGTCCTCTCGGCTGCCTGTGCGCTCGGAATTAACACCTGCGATATCTTATCAAGTGTCGACTGCTGCGGAGCTTCAGCCGCACCGATGATATCATCAAGTGACATAAGCTCAGGCTTGCGAGGCTCTTCTTTCTTTGGCTGTTGCTTGCCAACAACAATCTCTGTTGCAGGCGCAGCTCCTACAGCAGCAGTTGGAGCAGTACCTTTTGATACAAGTGCGTCAGTAAGCGTGGAACCTTGAATATCCTTCTTGGCTTTTCCAGAAGCCTCAACAATTCGTCTACGAACAAATGCACTCTTAGCTCTGTTTGGATCTCTAAGAGCAGCAACTAAACTCTCATTGAGCAAAGCAGCGTCTTTGTTTTGCTTCGCAAGACGTGCTACGCGTGCAGCAACACCAACACCAGCAACTAAAGCGCCAGCAACTGCGCCAGGAACTCCTTTATAGAGACCTCCTGTTGCTGCTGCGCCTCCAATGGTAGCGCCAATTCCAGTAAGAGCCATTCCAGAGGTTTGACGAATTTTATCTCTAAAGAATTGTCTCAGTCCCGCTTCTACAGCTTTTGCAGATTCCCCACCAGCATTTGCACGCGCTGAAATAGCTATTGTTGCAAGTTCTGGAAGATCCTTTTGACCAAAAGTATCAAGACCTAATTTGTAGCCAACAGCCTCTTTTGCTTCTTTGCGAGCCTCAAACACTTCTTTAGCTTGGAGAAGAGTTTGCTTTGCAGCTTCAAGAGTACGCCTATATTTTGTGCCAATAGGAGTTTGAGAGATAAGATCGTTGATTCGTCTGTCAGCAAACAATGCAAGGTTGTTGTTAATCCAATCAATTTTAGCATTAACGTCACGACCAAGTTTATTGAACTCAGCAAATTTGGTTCCAAGAACATCGCGCAGTTGTTCTACGCTGTACCCTGTTTGACGCATGAACTGTTCAAAAGCAGCAACATTACTTGTTACGTTTGCGACTACGTTTTCAGGTGAGATAACGGTGCTATCTGTAAGATTCTTTATGTATCCCTTGTGGTAGGTGTCCCACATATTCGACCAGAAATCGTTTGCGCGCTGATACTTCGACGCAATCGTTGGATCGCTCATTATCTTTTGATGAAGAAGAGCCGCAGCTTCTCCAGCAAGCAATGCTTCATCGCTGTTGCCAGCAGCTTGCAGCTTGCGAGATTCTTCAAGTAGTGCGCTACGAGCATTGACTAATTGCCGCGCTGTTACTTGTTCAGCACTAACTGCTGGTCCTTTTACCAACTCTGCAGTTACGTCTTTTTCACCTGCCTTGCGAAGAACATTAAGAATTTGACTAATGCGAGAACTTAAACGACCCTTTTCTTCAGGGTATAATGTCTTTTCAAGGTCAAGAAGGTCTTTGTTTAATGTACCCTTATCAAGTAGAAGCTCGTCGGGAACTTTTTCGTATAACTTGTTACCAATAGAGTGTGCGCGAGTAATACGATCCTTAATGTTCTGTTGAATCTGATCACCAACAACAGCGCGTTTTGCAGGATCCGGTTCTGTTGCAATCTTAGCAAGTTCTTGCTCAAGAATTGCCATTTGCTTTTTTTCTTGAGTAAAAAAGTCTTCAGGTCCAACGCCGCTTGTTGCCTTTTCGGCTGTTTGTCTAAGCGCAGAGAGTTCTGGTTGTTGAACAAGTTCGTCAGTTGTAAGAGTCTTAGCAAGTGGATTAGTAGATGTGCTTTGCTTTGTTATTGCATCATCAATTTTCTGTTCAGTCACTCCCAAAGACTCAAGAGTATTTGCAACTACAGCATCCGCTTCGCCTTGCGAAATTGACGTAAACTTCTTTGATAGTGTGTCGTAGCCACGCTTAGCAGCAGGACCAACACCAGTTGCTGCAGCACCCAACGCTCCAAGTAGAGTTCCTCCAGCAGCGCCAGCAACGCCACCAGTAGCGGCACCAGCAATACGTTGCTTAATTGCCTCGCCAACAGTTGCATCTGCCGATGGTTCTGCTGCGCCTGCACCAAACAATGCAGTCTGCGCTGCGCCAACAGTAGCAAGGTCTCTAAGTCTAGTGCCAATGCCTACTTTCTCTAAGGGACCAAGAGCACCAGCAGTTTTGAGAGCTGCATTCCGTGCCGCAGCAAGTTCTGCACTTGTTGTTCCTAGTAATACTTTTTCTGCAACAGTCGGAGCAGTTCGTCCAGTGCGAGCAACTTGACCAGCGTAACCAACACCTCCAGAAAGAAGCGCAGGAATTAACGAGCCTCCTATCTCTCCAACGAGCTGTGCGCTCGGAACAGTGCCTGCCATGCGACGCTGTTCAGCAAGTAACTGTCCATACGTTTGCTCAGAGAATGGCGCAAGTGCTGCAGCCGTAAGCTCGTTTCCAAAGCCAAATGTAGAACCTTCACTTATTCCACCAAGCAAAGAGCCAAGCGCCTCTTGATTGCGGATTTGCTGCTGACGCAAGCGTATATCAGCCTGAGACCCAGGAACGTATGCTGGAGCAGCTCGTCGCGCTAATATACCTGCTTCGATACGCCGCTTTTCAGACTCAGGCAGCAAGAACGGATTTACAGGCGTAGATACTGAAGTCTCGCCAATAGGCGTCATCATCTGCGGAGACAAGGCGCTCGTCAGTCTAGACGACAGCAACGTGCCAGTATTGTATGCACTATCAGTTGAGCTTGCCGCTATAATGTCGTCTAGTGACGTAAAAGCCATATTATAATCCTAACGCAGCCTTTCGTTGTTTTAACTGTGCAGCTCTCTGCTTAATATCTGCAGGAAGCGCAGCGCCTTGCTGTTGAAGTCTATTAGCTTCTTCCACAAGAGCAGCTTCTTCCATTGCGACAGCTTCAGCAGTATCTGCTGTGGGAGCTGCCATAGGAGTTGCTGTAGGAGCAGGCGCAGCCTCTCCGGTAGGAGACAACTGATTCATAAGCGAACTGAAGTCTGCTGTTCCTACGTTAGGACGCTCAACATTAACCTTACGCGCTGACCGAGGAATGAGCGGCTGCTGAGTGCGAATCATCAAATCAAGGTCGGCGTTAATTTCTTGCGGAGACCTCGATGCGTTTGCAGTAATAATCCTAGACTTATCCAGCATTTTGTTTGCAACATCTCTGATGTTACGCGCAAAGGTTTCTGGACCAGTTGTAAAGTCGTCGCCAAAGATTGACAGCAAAGTTTCAAGTTCGTTTTTGGTAAGAGATGCACCATACCGAGCATTACCAATAATACTCTTAATGTTTGCAAATGGTGACTTGATAGACTTTGCAAGAACGTCAAAGTTTTTATTTGCTTTGAACTCCGCAGGAGACATCTGATCAACTCTGTTTGCAATTTCGAATATCATATTCGATATCGACATTGCATTGTTGACTTCATTGCTTTCGGCTTTGCCAAGACCAGCAGCATCAAGCGATGCCTTAAATTCATCTTCGGCAATTCTTCGCTCTGACTCTTTTTGATTTATGGCTTCTTGCAGTTGCGCTCGTGTAAGAGCAATGGCTTTTTGACGCGCAAGAGTTGGATCTTCTCCTGCATCAATAAGCTCCATTTCTTTCTTGTCTCGTTCGCTTTCAAAGCGAAGTTTCTCATTGGTTCCAAGCGTCTTTAATTCCGCATCAAGCTCATTCTTAAGCTGCAAGGTCTTTCTTCGTTCTTCTGCTGTTGCAGCAGCCTTAGCAGCATACGCACCAGTCTGAGCCTGAAGATATTGCTGACCAGCCTCGCTGCCAAGAGCGCCATACAACGCCTCTTGTCTCTGTCCAGCCTCAAGAGCACCAAGACGAATTGCCTCTTCGCGACCTTGCAGAGCAGACTGCAAGCCAAGCAATCGTGGTTGTATGTAGCTATCGTCAACACCTTCAACAAGCGCCAAACGCTCTTCGGGTGTCTTCATACGCAGCATTTGTGAACCAAGTCGTCCAGCAAGAAGAGACTGCTCAGTTGCTTGCTTACGCGCTTGATAACCAAGCAACGACGACATGAGCGCACCACCAAGAACAACGCCAAGGTTTCGTCCTACGCTACCACTAGGATTAACAAGCTGTGGCAAGGACTGTGAGAGCGCAACCGCACCTAGTCCGTATCCTGTGTCTGTTGCAGGAACATTTAGGTTTTGTAGTGCTGTGTATAAGTCCTCGCCAGCCATGATAGCTTCCTTATTTGTTGTATTGTTGGTTCAAGTAGTTCTGAAATGCACTGGTAAACCCAGCAGCGCCGCCTTGAATTGCGGAATTCGCATAGTTTTGATTAGCACCTTGTGGAGCATAGTTTTGAGCCATTTGACCAAGAAGATACTGACCAAAATAGTCCGTGCCTCCTCCTCCGCCGCCGCCACCTCCACGAGGAGTAGCCTTAATTTGTTGCAGCTTGTACTTATTCTCAAGAGCAGCAAGTTCCTTGTTAAACGCTTGTTGTTGAGCCGCAAGATCCATGGCAGCGCGAGTTCCATACTGCGCCATGTACGGTGCCATATATTGTCCAGCAATTTGACCAGGAAGTAATGATGTTCCAGTTGCTTGCTCAAACCCTTGCTTCTGAACAGCATACGCCTGCTGCGTTGCTGCGTTCTGAGCTTCTTGACGAGCTATGTCCTGCCTGTCAGCAAGTTGCTTGGCAAGAGTCTTATAGGCTTCAGAGTTAGGATCTAATCCACGCTCTGCCATAGACTGCTGAAAGTCTTGGTTCTGTCTCGCAAACTCTGCTTCGTTACGTCTCTGGAACTGCTCATACACAGCGTTGTATGCACGATTCATCTGCTCGCCAAACTGAGGTTCGTACTGCTGCTGGAAGGTGGCAGGATTAAACTGCGAGGCATACCCACCCATCTGTTGAAATAGATCAGACCCTACGTTTCCTACTGCAGCATCTTCAGCGCGAACGTCAGCGCCTACTTGTGGTGCTTGATTACCTGGACCTTTTGGCACCCATTGCTGCCAATTAAGACCATACTTGCCGCCAAGAGTCTCAAGACGTTTTGCAGCGTTTTGAAACTCAGGAGAGCCAAAAGCGTACTTCTTTATGTTCTCTTGAGCAGCCTTGTACTTCTCCATGTCTCGTGGGTCACGAGGAGGACTCTTTTGTCCAGCTTTAGGATTCTTTGCTAATGCGCCAGCCATAACTATACTTGACCTCCTATATCAAAACGTACCTCAAAGCCGTAAAATTGGCAGGATGTATTCTTTACTGCTCCACCAACTTTTATTGATGCACAGTGGCCTTGTCCCTTAACTGCATACCTGTCAAACACATACTCAACTCCTGACGACCAAGGAGTAAACGTAGGCGAGCCTCCCGTACTTCCCCAAGCGCTTCCCCATGGCGTAAAGTAGCCAGGAGAAAGCGTTGTTGTTGAGACGGTTTGAGTCTGCTTAAAGTCTGTGTCCAATCCAACATTAAACGTAATGCCACGCTTAATCTTAAGTAGCGGCCTGATATCCTTATACGCCTTGTAGTTTCCGCGACTGTCATAAAAGCTAAACGGTCCACGAATAGTGAACGAAGTGCTCTGACCAGTACCGCCAGACAACAACACAGCGTCAGCTTGTCCCGTCTCTCCCTTCCAGATATTGCCTACGTTAGAGCCATAGTAAGGAAGATTGTTGAACACACAAGACGATACGGCGTCCGTGTTTGCGGCCATATCAAACTTTGTCCAGCCTTTTGTATCAATGCTGTAGACAAGGAAGAATGACGTAGTGGAAGAGCTTGGTACGTTAATGTACACCCTGCGGCCAGCAGGCCAAAAGAATCCAGTCCACTTGTGACTAAACGATATTTGCGTTGAGTACTCAGTGATAAGTGGGTTGATTTTCTGGCTAACTACATTAAGCGCCTGCTCTGGGTCTTGTTGGAATAGCGCTGAGACAGGGACGATTCCTTGCTGCGTAATAATCCAGATGTCGTTGTTAACGCGAATGAAAGCTCGATAACCGAGAGGACGACCAATAAAGTAACGAGCAACCAGACCCCAAGTGTTAGCATCTCCAGCATAGCTACCCGTATAGAAAACAATCTCTCCCTCGCTGCTTACAGCCATGAACAATGACTGAGAGCTTTGAGAGAATTGGTTTGTAAAACTGCTGGTAAACAGGAGTCTGCCACCTCGCGTGAAAACGTACTGAAAGTCAAAGCTGGTAAGAGCAGGAGTTCCACCAGTTCCAGTTACCTGCACACCTCCGTACCATACTTTTGATGTGTTCTTTTCTACGAAGTAAAGACGTTCCTTGTAAGCGTTTACATTTATAAGGTTGGAAAGAGTTACGCCAGTAAAGGTTACATTTGTCGCAGCAACGCCATTGCCTGTGTATACTTTTGCGTTATCAACGCCATTACAAAGGTACATGTTGTTTGCAAAGACAATGCTTTGAAACTCTCCGTTCGTATGCGCTGGTGTGCTTGTAACATCTGTTACAACAGCAGAAGTACTTATTGAGTAAAGTTTGTTAGACGTTGCAACAACTAGCTCAGAGTTCCCATCTGCTCTGTGCAGCGTTTCAGTAAACGTAATAGGCGTGGTGCCTGCAAGGCTTGTTGGCGCAACAAACTCTGTGTAGCCATTGCGTACCGTAGGAGAGCCAGCACCAGGAAACACGTTTACCAATTCCAACGCATAGGTTGGCTCCATGTTATCAATGGCGCTCACTAGGTCGAGGCCATTGTACGGAGGTGGCATTGTGTAACCTTGAAACGCCATTGTTACCTTCTATACATTTCCAAAAGACGCGCAATATCCATATCAGATGTTTGCGGTTGTGGTTGTCTTCTTGCAGCAACCATGGCCTGCAGCTCTGGTCCACTCATGCGCGATACCTGGCTAAGAGACAAAGGTTGCTGTTGCTGCATTGCCATCCCTGGATACGCTATTGCTGGACTGGCAGGATTATAATTTGGCATCATTGAAGAAAACCCGCCTGGCGCAGGAGGCCGCCTTGCTGGTTGATTAGCAGCATTCTCGATCAGAGCTTGGTAGTTAGGTGGAGGAGCTTGCGTCATGCTCTCAGTTAATCGCTGACCAATTCCTTGTCCTTGTCGAGGCAACACTCTTCCGCGACCAGTCATTAACTCGCCGCCAGGAGTGCGATACACGCCAGGACTAAGACGCTCAGATCCGCGAGGAGGTGCAATGTATCTACCTTTGTTTTCATCAAAGTTGGGAGACCCTCCTGCGTATACTCGTCCTCCTGTCTTAGGAGTTTTTGTCATTGCACCCTTAGCCATATTACTTACCCTTGCTTGCTTTATAGTTTGCTCGTAGCGATTCTTTTACGGTCTTTGCAGGACCAACATGACCTTTATCGTTCATGTACATTCCTGGTGAAACGCGAACCACCTCACCCTTTGCAGGTCGTTGCACAGGAGCAGTTGGTGTTGGCACTTGAGCACCAGCCTGTTTTGCAAAGGTTGACTGACCAAGCATAGCTCTGATGTTGTTTTGCACGTCTTGCTCAGACTTTGCGTTTGAGGTCACAGCGTTTACAAGCATTCCAGTATACTGCTCTGGCTTAACCTGCTTTGGAGCTTCTGCGTAAATGTTGCGGATTATGGGATCAATCTGATCGGTAGCGTACTTTGCCAATGGATTGCTGAAGTCAACATCCCACGCCTGTCGGCTAGTTTTGCCGTCAATGTTCTCGCCTACGTTTTTGTAGCGAGTCTTGCCATCAAGTCCGATGTTAAACTTTGAGCCATCGGCAAGCGTTACATGATAATTCTTATCGGCAACGCCAGTTTCTTTAAGGATGCCTCGGAAATCATCGCGCATAAGTTGTGCGTCTGACTTGCCGGTGGTCATCATTTTGCCAACAGACCGTTTGCCAGCAAGCCTTAATCCTACATTCGCAAGACCTCCAATTCCCCCTGTTGCAAGTGGAAGTGCTATGTTTGTGTAGTCAGCTCTGTTTCCTCTGCCACGAACAATATCCTTCATGCCACTTTCCCAAAGCTGATTGAGGCCAAAAGCTCCAGCGGCAGCAATTCCTGCTATTGGTAAAGCTCCTAGTCCAGCAGTCGTTGCAGCCGTTCCGCCGACAGGAGTGGCGCTTAAAAGAGTCGGAGTCGCTACTGTTCCTGCAGTTCCCGCAGTAGTGCCAGCAGTTGTTGCGCCAGCTCCAGCACCTGCTCCAGAGCTAAAAAGTCCTGCTACATTCGGAAAGCCGCGAAGAGCTTCTTGCGTAACCAGAGCTGTTCCTACAGCACCTCCAACCTGTGCGAGCTGCGCGTTGGACTGTTGCGATTCTTGTTCTCTCTGTCGTTGCTCTGGCGTCTTGCCAGGACCGAAACGTGCGGCAACTGCCTCTTGAATTTGCAGAGGATTAAGACCACGAGTTCTAAGATATGCAATGTACGCAAGTGGATCTTGGTATGTAATCTGAGGGTCTTGTTGTTGTTGAGGATAGTTCTGTGCCATTAGATCCACGTTCCAAATACAGCAGTTCCACTACGAGCGAACAACTCAGCGCGAGTATGACCTCCAGCATAGTAAATCTTGCCAGGATTCTCTCGGCTAAATTCTTCGTCTACTTGTTGTTTGAATGTCGGCACTACGCCAGTAAGGCCGTGTATCTGAGCAAACCGCTCAATAACACCTTGCTCAACTAACTTCTCGTTAAAGATGCTAACATCGGTGTCGGCAAGGAATTGGTCATAAGCACCGCTATAATACGTCCACGTTACGCCACCATCAGATACAGAACCACTTGTATGCGTCGGTGCCGTTGAGCCAGTAGTGCCACCAGCAGTAGTTTGATAGTAGTTGCCGTTATAGAAGCAGTAAGCATTTGCAGCAAAAACAGTGCTTGCTATCCATGTCTTAGGACGCACACACCTATCGGCAATGTACTCAAAAACAATTATGTCGCCACTTGCTGACGGTGTTGGACTAATAAGCAACTGACTATTACTGAGTCCTCTAATTTGGAATCGCTGGTAGATGGTAGTGTTAAGACCAAAGCCTCGGATCTCTCCGTACTCCTGCTCGGTCATTGGACCAAGGATTCTCCAGCGTGTGCTGCTATTCCAGAATGTCTCGTACTGATACCAGGAAAACGCAGCAGGAAGGTCATAGGTTGCTTGTCCGTTAACAAGCGTAATAGACCCAGCAGCATAACATTTCGGCCACGGATACGACTCAAAAATGTCCTTGTTTATGCGCTGGGTCATCGCCAGCAACTGTTTCGTTGTGGTCTCTGATGAGCCAATAACAGTCGACTCTACGGTATACCCGCACTCAGCCGCCACATTTGAAACAATCGTTGCTAAACTCATACGGCTAATTTCCTTGGTCTACCCCTACGCTTGGGAGCTTCAGCGATAGGTTCTTCAGCAGTAACGTCTTCACCTTCATCTAAACCGTAAGAAAACTCAGTAGAACGGATCACCTCCTTTCTCTGTGGTCGTAGGTCAATGCCTTCGTTACCTTCCACGCGTTGCATCAACAGCTCCACTTGCTCCCTAAGTTTTGCTGTTTGTGCCTCCGCACGTTCAAGTTGCTGCTTTAACGTAGTAACTTGATACTGAGATGAGTTGGCTGCATCCATCCAATCCTTAGCCATTTTAATGAAACGGCCTGTTGGTCCGAGCTTGCGACGAAGCTCATCATGAGCCTCTGCCAACTGTTCTACGGTCTTAAACCCAAGATGCTGCAGCTCTCGCAGGGTGGCACCGTTCATAAGCGGCCACTCAGCAAGAGGCGTTCCGCTTACTACAGGCTCGTTACCAGCCTTAAAAGCGGCGTACAGGTCTGGGTATTCCTCGATATCTTGTGGTTCAATGCGTCTAACAGTCTCATCTCCACCTGGATACTGAATAGAGATAGACGGAATCTCATCAAAAATTGCTCTACCAGCAGTAAAGCTCTTTTCGCGATTCTCATTGTAAGCATTGAAAAAACGAACATTTGCACCATGGTATCGGCGACGATTCTGTTGTCGTCCGTTCATAATGGCGTCCCAGTCTATTTGTGGCATATTTCTCCTATAAAAAGATTGCCTATGCCTTCTGTATACACCGAAACATAAAACTTGGGATCTCCACAAATTCGCTTACAAAGTTGGCGGTCCAGATTTATAGGGATGAGAAACTGGCAGTTTGCTTACCAGTCCCCACTTCCAAGCTAAATATCCTTCTAATTTTTGCCGGTCTGTAGTGGAAAGATTGGTTGCCGCAATCACTATTTCCGACAACGATCCTTTCAATGGCTGACCAAATAGAACTGATGTTCCAATACGAGGGTTAGCGGCATTGCGAGCCGAAGTACCCGGCGTTACCGTAGCCTCTATAGTTCCATTTAACGCTAAAATACGGGAGGACGTGCTTTCTACGCCTACTGCTATGTTGTAAGCACCTGATGTAACCGAAGTTGTACTATCAGTGATCGGAACAGCATCTTGAGCCCAATATCGTACTTTGCTCGTGCTGACGAATCTCAGTAACAAACCTCCGCCGTAAGCAATACTATTGCTTTCGTCAAGAATATGCTGATCGGTTGTAGGTGCTGTCGTCGCCACTACAACTGCGGAACTTTGTATTCGACTGCCTGTAAAAGCACTAGGACTTAAGAAATTATTTACACCGTCAAAGGTTACTACTGGTTTGCCGTTCAACGCACCAGTGGTGTAAACAGGTCGATTAGCTGCGGTTACTTGGGTAGCGTGTCGGTTGTTTCCTGATTTATCACGCCACTCGCTGACCGCTGTTCCAACTAACGTAAAAGTGCTGGCATCATCGGCATCAAACCAAAGGCCAAGGTTTGCGCCTAAAGCCGCTGGAGTCCACAAGGGAACTGCGCCTCCAACTCTTGTAATTGCAAACCCTCCAATGCCGATAATCATTTTAGTACAATGCTACGATAGACGTTGCAGTTGTTGCAGCCATGACTCGACTTGCAAATACAGGTAGGAGCACCCCACCTATCGGTATTGCAATCGTAACCGCAGCACTATCGTCTACACATTTGATGCTAAGATTTCCTGCTCCACCTACCCACAAAGCTCTAACGCCTGTGAGGTCTGTTGAGTCGGACGGAGTTACCGCAGCGAGTCTACGAGCAGAAAACAATGCAGTAGGATTAGAGGGTGTAAAATCTGGCATAAATCACCTAAAAAACGGGGAGCTGTACAAGCCTCCCCATCTTGTTATAGAGCCTTCGTAAACTTGAGGTAGAAGAAAGACACTCCGTTAGACACAACTACAAAGCAGTTAGTGTCAGCGTCAGCATCTTTAACTACGCCTACAAATCCAGTACCAACAGCAGCTGGAGTACCAAACGAGGTAGTAAGCTCTGCGGCAGTAGGAGTTGTATCGTTTACGTTGTTAATTGCTTGCTTAGTGCGCACACCAGCAGCAGTAGCGTTTACGACAGCAGAATTAACTCCGTCGCAAATCTGCACAGCTTGCTCAGGTGGCAAACCAAGTCCAATAAGGTTTGTAACTGTTGGCATAAATTCCTCGAAAAAAAGCGGGGTATTTCTACCCCGCCTCAACCTTAGTCAATCGACAGGGTTCTAGTAGATTGAAGCTCCGCAGCAGCAGCAGTTGCGCCAACTGTAGTGAGTCCAATAACACCAGGAAGCAGTACGAACGAGCCGCCGGAAGCATCGTCGCAGACGCCACCAGTTGCAGTCGTGTATACTGACGATTTCGCTGTGTAGTTGATCAGACGGCCTTTAATGCCTTTTCCACTTCCACCACCAGCAACACCACCGACCCAAACCCAAACATACTCGTTTGTGTTTGCGGCAACCTGAACTGCACCAAAGCTGCGAACCTTAGTGGCAGCCTCAGTGTTGTCCATCTGCACTACTGTGAAGTCATCCTTAACCGATACGAAATCGTATTGGGTAAGAGCTTCAGCAGCCTTGCAGAATATGAACGTGCCTTCGGTCGAATGTCCTACGTCACCTTGCTTAGCTGGAAGCGAAGGTACTGTCGTAGCATCGAAAGCCTTCTTGTAATTTACTCCAAATGATCCTGAACCTGACATATTCTGTTCCTCCTACAATTAAGCGTAAATAACAGCCTGAAGTGCAGGTGCGGCGCAGCAGAGGTTTCCTTCAACGATGATAACCGTGAAGAAAGCATCCTGATCCACTGGACGGTTCATCTCTGGAGCGAGAGGCTTGAAGTCAGCTCCTCGTACCATATCGAATGTCCAGTACTTCGTGTTGAGAAGGCGGCAGCTATTGGTCTCAAGAACCGCAGAACCGTATCCACCGTCAAACACGAAATCGCAACCGTCATAGCTGAGAACACGGAAACCAGCGACAGCCTTCTTTGTCGGAAGCTGAATACGCTGAATAGCCGTGAGAGAGCTGTGAAGGTATTTCCAAGCTGTTCGGTCCATGAGACCAAGGTCCGGCTGCTCATCGCCACGAGTGATCTGGCTGATAACATCGGTGATCTGCTCCTGAACATTTGACGCAGACAATGTTACGTTAACCGCAAGATTGCGTGCGAAAGCGTTAGAAGTACGATCAATGGTTCCATAAGTACCAGACGAAGGTGAAGTCGAAACCGCCTTCTTGATACCGTCGAACTCAAGTCCTCCAGAGCCAGTTCCGTCGCCGCGAAGCGAGGTCGACACTGTGTTCTTAAGACGAGCGATGGACGCATTCATCTTCGACTCAATGAGGTCAAGAAGCTGTGCCTGATCTCGGTTAGCTCGTCGCTCACGACCAGAGATAGATACAGGCTCATAAACCTGCTTGATCGCAAATCGGAACGCCGTGAGGTCGTCGATTGCATCAAGGTTGAATGAAGAATAACCGGAATAGAAACCTCCCTGTGCGCTATCATTGTACATAATAGGCTTACGAAGCTCATATCCACCGGAGAACCTACGAATAAGACCCTGAGCATCCAGAGCTTTCATAAGCGGATTGTGGTGCAAAACCTCGTCCGCAATGCTGTCGCTCTGGTCAAACAGGGTCGCTACTACTGCTTCCTCTAAATTTGCCATTTTAATTGTCCTTTTTAAGTTTGTTACGAAGGACAACTAAAAATAGCTACGCGCTATTCGCCGTTGAAACGACGGCGTAAGTTGTCCCTCAAGTTTTTTATTTCTGCTCTGGGAGTCCCCGAACCAGCGGAGCCAGATATTGTCTTCGAAGCCGCTTTTGCTTTTTGAGCCACGGCCTGTTTTTGTTCTACCATCGGCCTTGCAGTCATTGCGGATTGCAGACTGGAAAAGGTCGGATTGCCAGCCACTACATAGTTGTAGGCAGTTTCCAGGATCTCTTCGGGAGAGCTGTACTTGCCTGTGCTAGAGAGCGCACTTACTATCGGTGCCATCTCAGCCTCTAACTGCGAAGCTGTTTCTGGGTCGCGAAAAAGTGGCTTGGCTGCTACAAAAGATTGTACAACCCGCTCATTATAATAAGCAACGGCAGATTGTTTTTGCTCTTCCTGCTGCTGTTCAAACAAGGCTCGCGCCTTTTCCTCGGCAATTCTTTCTGCCTGCTCCCTGGTTAGGTAGTTGGCAGGAGGCTGCTGTGTTCCGTCTGTTGGAGTAGCTGTTCGGCCTTTGAGGTCTTCTAGGCTAAGTCCGTAAGAGTCTAGCCATTCAAGAGCAGTCTCTACTGGGTTGGACTGCATCGCTCGGTCCCAGGCGATAGACCGCTTGGTGAGGTCTCCAATGTTAATTCCCTTCCTAGCGTAGTCTTCCTCGTACTCCTTAATAGTATCGTATACAGACGAGGTTTTCTTTCTAAGGTCTTCAACTTCCTGCATTTTACGCTGATAGTCCGTGCGAGTCTCATAGGCTCGTCGGTTCATGTACTGCTGCAGGATATGAGCATTTTCTGCTGTTGGGTTAAGGAATGCGTCCTTTTCCAACTTGTTCATGTCGGCAGGAGGAACAAGCGGAATTCGCTCGACTGCAGGTGTCTCAACTGGTGCTACAGGTTCTTGCGCTTCGACAGGTTCTGCTGGGGTCTCTGTCTCAACCTCATCCACACCCTCCTCAACCTCTTCAGTCTCTTCTACTGCTGCTGGTACCTGTGGCTCTACGTCTATGTTTTTAGCGGCCAAGGAACGGCTTATGGCCTCTCTGAGCGGCTGTCGTTCTTCCTGTGTATCCTCTACCTGATTCTCTACGTTATCCATTTGCTCTGTCCCTTACTTGTTTCATAAAATTAGCGACTACAGCCTTTTCCCGTGCGGCACTGTCCTTTTCAGGGTTGTACCCACGGTCGTATGAGTCACCTACTTCTATTGCGCCAGCAGCCTTATATGCCGCTCGCAGTTTACTTTTGCTTGTGTAAATTTCTTTCGGGTTTAGTGGGTTTCTGGTGGGAGGCATTTCATCGTGGATAAAGTTATGTGCTGCGTTGGCATGCACACGAACCATAACCTCATCAACTGGAACCACTTTTTCTTGTATTGGACACCATTGGAATAGCTTGTACTTACTCATACTCATCCAAGATTAAAACCATCATGAGCAGGCGAACTCTCTTAACTCGTTCTTTTCCTGCGACCTCATCAGCCTTTGGCGTGTCAAACAGCTTGTCCTGCAACACATTGGCTAATTTAATCTTATTTATTTCTTGAGGTATTACTATATCCTTTTGACGCTTTTTAAGGAGTTGAGCCGCTAATTCCTCTTCAAGTAGCTCATCCTCGCGTTTTCTACGACGCTTCCTGTATACATCAAGAATATCACTTGTGTCTTTAGTTTCTGTGACACCGCCATACTGCTTTGGGTTTAGCAGGAGTAAAAGGCTCATGCTACACGCTTGGATAGAAGAAATTCCATCGAATCGAACAAGTGCTAGTTGTTCCCCAGGCGGTAGTTGCGTTCCCGTTTGCCTGTACTTGGAACGAATTCGTGGCTCCTTGGTTATTACAAATAACATATTGTTGAGTAGAGCCGTTGAACACCTGCACAATCGTTATCCATAAAGATGAGGTAACTATATCCACTGGATTTAAAAGCCTAACAGTTGTGCCTACTCCACTGACATCAAAGTTGACCACTCCACTATAATTGATTGTTTTTCCTATTTTTCGATATTGGCTACGAAGGACACTTAGGTTTGTAACAGACCCAACAAGAGGTGTAACTGTAGGTGTGAAATCAAGCCATTTGCCAGGATCATTGACAATTACCATGTTGGTACCGTCATACATGACCTCTACAATGGATCCTGCTGCCCACGTTCCCCGTGTGGGGTTAGTAGCATCTTCGTTATTCACCAAATTTTTTGCACCAAGGCCATTTACGTTGAGTGTATGTGCTGTGGCTGTAGAACCTGTCGAGCCAAGTCCAGTTCCAACTTTGAAACGAAATTTTTGACCTGCTGCGTAAGCACCTGGTGCCGGAGTGCAGGTAATTGTTTGTGCTGTCGCTGTGCCACCGGAGGTCTCACCGTAAAACTGCTGTTCACTAAGAGGATTAGGATTGAAAACAGGCATTAGCTAATCTCCGTCACTCTCATGCTGCCAGTCGGGGACGTATCCCAGATTGCATCAATCGCACCTGTATAAACTGGAATCGGCAACTCTAAGGTTTGACCTGGCGTAAGTTTATACGAAAAGCTGGTGGTGCTTGCCGTTGCACCAAGTTTTACATAAGCGTTCTTGTCGGTGTCGTTCACCATAATTGCCATGCGACGATTAGCATTGCTAACTAGGATGCTTGTACTTACAGCCGCAGAAACTACGCTAGTGACTGAACTGGTTGAGTAGTTCTTAATAGCAACATCAGGCAGCGTAAGAACGTCTACGTCGCCAATGTTGTTTGTTCCGGCTGGTAATGCAGTTGAGATTGTAACAGCTCCAGTATTGCAAGCCGTTACTTTACCATTAAGCGTAGACAGTGTTGACTCTGTAGCAGCACCAGTTGGAAGCGAGACTGCTCCACTGATGTTGGTAATATTCCATGTTCCTGATTGCGTAGCTGCAACTGTGCCATCAACGGTAATAGAACCGCCATTGTCCGAAACAGGAATTGCTGACGTAAACGGATTGGTTTGAGACGCAAGTGTGACGTTCGGTAAGGTTAAAACATCAATGTCACCAATGTTGTTCGTACCTGCTGGAAGTGCAGAAGAAATCGTTACAGCACCAGTATTACAAGCTGTAACTTTACTGTTTAAACTACTAAGCGTTGTTTCTGTCGCTGCGCCTGTTGGCAACGTAACAGTGCCAGTAATGTTGTTAATGTTCCAGGTGCCTGATTGTGTTGCCGCAACCGTTCCATCAACCGTAATTGACCCACCGTTATCGGACACAGGCACAGCAGTTTGATTGCTCGCAATAACAACTGGTAAGCTGTTTGCCATCGTATTTTGGCCGACAATGCCTGTGATATCGCCAATAGCAGTAATGAGCGAACCGGACGGATTTACCTTTACGTTGTAGTATGTACCGCCACCAGTGCTTGAACGACCTGTAATAACTGAGCGTGTAAGATTTGCCAGACTATAATCCGTCAATGTTTCTGTAATTGGATTGTAGTCAGAGGTTGTTCCTGCTGCCCAACACGCCGTGTAAATTGAAAGGTCTGTAACTCCATCGGCGCTTTTTACGCACTCAATCTTCATCGGAAGATTTGGCGTTTGTATCGACGGTGCAAGCTGACTGTTTGGAATGCGAATAGTGTGAAACGTTACCCACTTCGCATCTGGACTAAAGACCTCAAAGATAAACGAAGCAGATCCAAGCCACGCAAAACGAATACGATAAAGGTTGGAGTAGGTGAGGTTAATAGCTTCTGGTGTGCCAGCACGAGTAAAGATAGACCCAACAGACCCATCGAGAGGGTCGCCGTTCCAACTTGCTCGTGCAATCGTTGTGTCAACCGTTCCAGAGCGTAGCGTTACGCCAAAAGATGTACCTTCATATCCAATGAACGCACCATTGTTGGCATCGTAAATACCAATGCGCTGGAATGAATTTGCTACGCCTGTCGTAAATGCTGCTGTAAAAAACGCATACTCTTCGTGCGCAGGTCTGTAGTTACATTTGTATACTGACTCGCCTCGTGCTGCGCCGTTTACATTTGTTCCTGTGCGATACCGAGCGTGACCACCAGAGATTGTAGCAGAACCACCAGCAGCAGTAGTGTTTGTAATAAGGTTAGTGTCAAACGAGTCAAAGAAACTTAGTTCAATCTCATTATTGCGACGACCCGTAACGCTGACACCAAGAATGTCAGAGTTGGTTGTAATGTTAAAATACAACCCACCAGCAATAGCAGCGTTGATGCTTTGAAGAGTGTTCTCAGTCGCAAAGTCTTTTCCTTCAAGAGCTGACAACGTAGTCTCAGTCGCAAAGTCTGGCGTTGTAAGACTTTCAGTTCCTGCGCCACCCCAATCGACTGCCATTACCTGAACCTGCTCGCCACCCTTGTCGAGTGTGCGAACAGGTATATCAGTGTTGATACTGGTGGGTGAGTTGGAGACTGTTACGTTGTCTGCCACGGCTTACGCCTCTTCATCAATGTCGTTAAGTTCTATGCTTGGGTTTCCAAGCTCATCCATTGTTACTTTACCAACGCGCTTTGCACGTTTTGGAATAACATTATTGATGACGATTGGCTGAGACTTTGCGGTTTCTTGCGAGCCAACTTTGATAGAATCCATAGCGATACGGATCTTCTCAAGCTGCTGTTCGGACTCAAGACGTCGCTCTTCCATGAGCTTTTCCGACTCAACCAGGCGCATACGCATTTGCTCAAGCTCAAGTTTTTGAATCTCAAGAATTTGTGCCATGCGATTGCTTTCTTGTGTGATAGCTTGCTTGGACGCATCAGACTCGGCCATTGCCTGCACTTTGAGCATATCAACTTGTACGCTGTTAGCTTTGACCTGTGCTTCCTGTTGCGAGATGGCAACTTCTTGCTGGCGTATGTACTCGTTGAACTGTTGCTTTTGAATCTCAAGTTGCGCCATGAGTTGTTCGCGTTGTGCCTTAAGCTGCTGCTCTTGGAACGCAAGCATGTTCTTCTCATGAGCGTCAGCCATTTGCATACGAGTTGCCTCGATACGCGCCTGCGACTCAAGCTGTGCTATTTGGAGACGTCCCTGAACTTCTTGCATGACAGGATCTGGAGGCGGCGGTTGTTTCGCAGCTTCCTCCTTTGCTGCAGCGATTTCACCGATCTGCGCAAGCGCCTTAGTAAAGATACCATCGAGTTCCTTGCCACCTTTAAAGCGTTTAATAACATTTTGGAATAGCTCTATAGAAAACCCTAACAGTGGTGGGTACTGCTCAATGAGCGACCGCATTTGGTTGAAGAACTCTCCTGCGGTGGACATGAGTTGTGCGCTCTCTTGCTGTTCCTGCATCTGGTCAACAGCAACCATTGAGTCAGACGCAATACGGATACGGTAAGAGAGCCTGTCGTCATTACGATAGAGACCAATAATTTGCTGTTTAACTTGGTCTATCTGTATCTGTGGGTCTGGAGGAGGGACGGGTATAGGTTGTCCGTCTGGACCTACAGGAGGAGGTAATGGGGGTGGTAGTACTGCGGCGATAAGTCTGTCAGCGTCTCCAACCTCAAATATCTCTTCCGGCTCAAACTGAGACGCAATAATCGTGCCAAGTTTCTCGATACCGTCAGAGATAAACTTAGTGAACATGTTTTGACGCACAATAAGTCCCATCGAGGACCATGCGTTTTCGAGACGGTTAGCAGTTGCAGACTTGTACTGCTCGCTTGTGCCACGAAGCAAATCTGACACTTTGAGTGTTTCATAGAGCTGCTGTAAGGCCGTCTGACGAGCCGCCTGCAGCACTTGGAGTGCATTGATGTATGGAGTTACATCCATGAACTCTACGCCGTTAGCGAGGCCGCCTTTGCCTTTGTATGACGGCCAGTTAATTACTGGCACCATCTTAAGGTCGCCGATGAGCATCTGCTCAACCTGATTGCCAAGGCTTGAGTCGTAGAGAGCGTTGGTGCGGATGGCCTGTGTTACGGCGTGAATACGAGTTGTGAGGCGCTCTACCTCAAGGATTTGGTCTTTAACATGAGCGTAGTCAGACACTGGCAGTACTGAGTCTGGGTCAGTGCTTTGCGCTATGATGGTGCATGGGTAGAAGTCTTCGAACTCAAAAGGAGGCTCGGACTCCATGATAACTCCCTCTTCGAAGCTATCGCTGTACCAGAAAACGCGCTCGGCATCTTCGCACCAAATCTCGTAAACCTCGGCTTTGCCTTCAAACTTTGAATCATCGCGTTGATAATCACGATTGTTTTTGTCTGGGAAGGAATCGTACTTAAGTTTGTTTGCTCGCTCACCAAAGAGCTTTTCTGCTGACTCGCGACTAAGGTATGCGCGTTTTGCTCTCCACTCAACTTCAGTCTCGTTACGAGCATCGGAGCAGAAATAATCGCAGTACTGTACTACATCAAGGCAAGCGTACTCTTCTTTCTTAGCCTCAATAGTAATTTTCACCAAGGTGATGTTGCCTGGTCCTTGGCGCAGCTCTTTGTCTGTAACGTCAAACGGAGCACCCTTGTCATCAACGTATGTGCCGTCTGGTGCCTTAAAGATGGCGATTTCCACCATCTCATCCTCAAGCTCTACCTCGTAGCGAGGCCACAAAACTGCACGGCCTGTGAGGAGAAACTGCAGGGTAGCGTTAGAACCTACGGTATCGAACGGAAAGTTTACATCCATTTGATACTGAATGTTGCGTTCAAGGATGGTAGCGGAGAGTTCCTCAACGATACCTCCTGTGCGCTTACGAAGACCTACTTCCGCTTTTGGTGTAGATGAGTAATAAGCAGGGAGGAGAGTATTAACGCAATACCACCAACTATTAAGTCTTCGCTCTGTATCGGTAAGTACATTGATTTGTTTTTGTGCGTTGTAAACCCGTATGGATTCTTCGGCCATGTCGATGAATGGCTTAGATCGTTCCTTGGCTCGTGTAATCTCTATCTTCCAGTAACGACCTGAGTACCTATCAACTAATGGCTTCATACCTATATCCTTGGCCTACCTGCGTTTGCTCTCATTTGAGCGATATATGCCTGCAACTTTACCACACCCTTGTTGAACACTTCGGGTGGTTGCTGCCACTTGCTGTCTATGAGTCGTTCCTTACACAGGTAGCGTAGCGCGTCACAAGCATGGTCGTCGCCAGTACTATCGGCGTCTTCCATTCTCTTCTTGTTAATCGCCAGCGCTGGTAGGGTCTCTAACAGGTATGGACAGTTAGCGGTAATATATAACAGAGGAGGCTTTGCAACCAACCTCTGTCTTATCTGTGACCATCCGGTGACTCTATCGTTGTCGGCCATTCGGAAGTTAGGGTGTTTGTATCGCGCAAACACTGAATGAAACTGGTCTGCAATAGATGGTCCTCCCTGATTGTTGAAGATGGAGGGGTCGGCAGCAGCTTGTACATTCTCACCAACCGAGACGGAGGCGATGCGGTTGGCCTGTTCGACGTTATCAATGCCTTTTCCGTGCATTTCTCGGTAGATAATAATGGCACCTTTTGGGTACGGCACTTCATTGCCGTGATCATCGCGTCCAGAGCTGACAGCACCCCAAACAGCAGCGAAAGGACTATGATACCCCCAATCGTAGCCAAGGTAGCGAGGCCAATGCTTAGGAATGTTAAAAGGCGCAACGATGTGCCTGCTACTAAACTCAGGAAAGAACGCTCCCTCATGGATTTCCCAATCTCCTTCTAACCAGGCTCGGACCAGTTCAGGAGAGCCTACCATGTGTAGTCTGCTTATGTACTTAGGGTCTTTGGCAAGGAGGATTTGGTTATCGTAAACCTTGCTTGGAATGTAGATGTAGTCGAACTTGTCTCCGTTTGGCAGCTCCTTCCACAGGATCTTCTTCCCCATAGGACTTGGCGCTACAAACATGTTTTTTAGCCATGTGTGGCCTACGCCGCCTGGGTTGAAGGTAAGGATAACTTGACCTCCTCCCTCTCCTCGGAGTGCTCCAAACAGCTTCCAAATACAGCTTGGGTCAGGAAAGTTACCCGCCTCTTCAATGCAGCAGAGGGTTAAGTTTTGTCCCTGGTACTTCTCTGCGTCATCGTCGTTAGCCAGTGGACGAAACCGCAAGCGACCACCCTTGGGGAAGGTAAACTGCTTCTTTTGGTCCTGCCAATGAGCTTTTAGGGGTAGGTATATCTGCTTTGCTCGCTCGATAAGGTCGTCTGCCTGTGGCAACTCCTTACGGAAGAATATGGCGTTAAAATCACGTCCCTGACGGTCTTGGTCTACGGCTATCTTACCCAAGGCACCGTCTGTTTTACCGCCACCACGAGCACCTCCGTAGCCTATAAGGGTGACAGGACAGTTAACGAGCATCTCCTGGGGTCCAGGTTGGGGACTCCATATAATTTGCTCGTTTGCTTGGATCACTTGTCCTTTTTCATTGGTTTTTGTTTAGCTCGTATCGCCGCATCGTACTCATCTTTACAAAAAACATACGATAATGGGGTATCAATCAAAACATATTTGTATTTTGGTAGTTTGACAGTAGGACCAGCGCCGCCTCTAAACCTAGTTATTCCTTCAGGACTCCATTCCATTTCTATACGAATTTTAAGCGGTCCTTGATAACTCATCTCTCCTCCTTCGGCGGCTCAGGTAGCGGCATCCAATGAGTATAACGTTCCTCACTCCCACAGCAGCCACATCCGTTAGAAATAGGATATGCTTCGTTGCCTTTGTAGATACGAGCCATGTATATGTGTTTTCCCTCGGTATAAATTAAAACCTCATCATTTTCTTCCGGCAGCCGCTCCTTTACGCTGATCCATTGTTGTGCAGCCTTGTAGCCAGCAAGAAAGGCAACTTTGCTTTCACCCGAAATTGTCGGATCATGGACCGCATACCAGCGACCTAAAAGCCAATCCTCTGCCATCTGCTCAGGCGTTTTCATTTTGTCACCTTCTTCCAAAGCTCGTAAACAATAAGGCCGCATCCACGCACTAATTCGCCGCCATCATCTTTGGGAAGTATGCCTGGGACCATTACGGATATTTTGTAATCATCGTTCTCAAAATGAGCGATCATACAATTCAATTCGTCTCTGCCAATTTCTTCAGTTGGCTTGATCAGCTTGTCGGCGTAAGCAAGCTGCTTCTTTGCGGCTTGCACTCCTTCGGAGTTTAAGCGTCCCGCCTGGTAGCCAGCGAGGAAGGCGTCCCGTGCAAATTCACATTCATCATTGTCCTCTGTCCATTCCTCTGCCATCTCCTCAGGTGTCTTAGTCATTCATGCCTCCAATCAAAAAAGACCGTTGTCGGTTGCCTGACGCTGTTAATCTTCGGACAAACCACAAACCTGTCGCTTATAACGACAAGAGTCCTATCGCTGCAGCGACGAGACCCCATGTACCGGACCAGGAAACAGCAAAAACGGTCACTACTAACGGACCAACGGCCACCCTAGATATACCACTACCAACAACTTACAAGAATACCCGACACGCTGCGCGTATCGAGAGTACTCTTAGTTACAAATATACCCTCGTATAATGCTCTTTCGTGGTCTGGTTGGTATCAATAGGAAACTTCTTCCCACACCACTTCGCACCACAAGAAACCCACTTACAAGAGGTCACTACTATACCAATATGTTTACATTTAGGACAGAGGTAATAGTAGAGTTTCTCAGAATTCGTCGGACTCTCCCTCGTCGTGCTCTTCTTCAACAACGGTAACTGGCGCTGGCGTGGCTTGCGTTTCCGTAACATCAATGACCCTGTCGCTTGCTTCACCCAAATACTTTCTAGCGAACTCCTCCCTCGTCAAGGGTACCGCACTCACTACCGTCCTAACCTCACCAACATGCTCCACAACACTCGTCTCATTCCAACCCAACTTCGTCTTACACAAATACATCAACATAGGAACATTACCAGCCTCAGCCTGCTCCATAGCTAACCCAGCAAGCCTCCTCTGCATATTCGCCTGACCCTCCAAATACGCCTCGCCATACAACCTATCAAACGAGTCAAACCGCATCTTCAAAAACAACCTAACCGCATTCTTCGATAACCCAAGCCGCGCTAACTCACGAACCTGCTGCGCTACCTCCTCATCAACAACAGCAGTCGCAGATACTAACGATTTGTCTCGTGGTTGGTCAGTCATAACAATGGTTCAAGTGTATATTTGGGGATTTTTATATGGGTAAATAGACTCAGGAAAAGCGAACTGCGTTTGAGACCGTAAAATAGGATTTTTATGCGGGGAGATAGATGCGGCGCCGCCTCCACAGGGTGTGGGTTTTGAAACGGAAACAAAAACCAAAACCCTATTAGGTACTACGGAACGGATCCGATCCATATGGAATTGAAATCGTTTTTTCTTTTGGAGTAGTCTTTTTATCGCCGCGCTCACGCGCGCCATTGTCCCGCGATTTTTAATGCAACCGTGTTGCAAGTAAACGATGCGATGCGATGCGCGCGCGATGTTCCAGGGGGATGAAGACTTTTTTTGTTTTGAATAATCCATTGGGGGAGCCATGGCACTGGTCTTCAGGGTTGAGACACTGGCAGCAGCGGCGATGGTGAACCGCGATAACGTTGCGACCGCGAGCGACCACCCGGACCCGATTCGGCAAAACGCCGTGCTATGCATCCAAACACTATGCACAGGATTCAATGAGCCGACCCATATCTTCCCATGTCATCCCAGACAACTCACGCAAGGCGCACAATTCACCAAGTCTATACACTTCCTTCTCTCGCTCTCTGTAATACCACGCCTCTTGAGATATCCCCACCAGAGCCGCTATATCGCACGCTGTTAAATCCATTTTCTGGCGTACCTTGAGGTATAGGTTGCGTCTATTTCGTTTAATCTCGTGAGGTCTACGCACTGCCAGGAGCCATTTATTACCAATCTTTTCGTGTGTCATGTAAACAAGACTATCCCATACCATATTCTTATAAAATACCCTCTTCTCTGTTTACAGAATTGTGATAGTATCCCTGCAGGCAATCATGCCTATTGGAGATTAAGACTATGATTACACACCGACCAATTTACGAGATAGCGAGAGAGATTAGGAAATACTGGGAATCACCATACTTTGGAGCTGTTCCATACCTTAGAGCAATGCACGATCTAGACACCGTATCTGATTCATACGGCCTCGATTCAGCTCGTGAAATCCTTACCTATTTCCTATGCAATGCAGGGAGCTTTAGAGGTGAGCACGCACGCGCAATCAAGGCAGAGATCAAGTCTATCTTAGGGAGGAAGTAACATGAAACCAATCAAACTCAAATGGTACTCAGATCCAAGCCACGCATGGTTACGAATCAGTCGGAAGGATGCGGACTACCTCGGCATACTCCCTCAGATTACCTCTTATAGTTACCAGTCTAAGCACGGGAATATTTTATACCTTGAGGAAGATCAAGATGCCGCGCTAGTGCTCAATGCTCTTATGCAACGTGGTGGAGAGGTGAGGCCATGCTGGGGTATTGGCGTGGTTGAGAGAACTCGCCGATCTAACATTAGATACCTTCCTAGATACTTTCACGAACTATATTGTACTGTTTACAGTAAGGATCATAATCTGTATGAAAAGATCGATAGGGTTGATCAATTCATAAGAGAGCACGTTTCGGACATGTACCATGTACCAAGACCAATTGCTCAGTACCCATGGGGGATAGATGATTTTTATACCGTACTCGATCAAGCTCGCGAATTCATACGCGAGCGAGGGTTTTACGCCTATAGCACCGACAAGCACGATCTTGTCGTCACTAACTCGCGACATCGCATGATCGTTGATAACGCGAGAACTGCTGAAATACTGAAATTGATCTACGTTAAATAGGGGGACCCAATGCCGAATTATAATTTGCTATCAGACAACCAACTAAAAATGGCTAAGAGCATCGATCTGGGATTCTACAGTGTAATACTACATCTTGAGCCAGCGTATACATATAAAAGCCTAAAAACGTGTCCCTGGTCAGGTCAATGCGCTGGATACTGTCTCGGTAACTCAGGACAGATGCGATTCGATACCGCACGGAAGGCAAGGATCCGGCGGACTCAGTTATTGGTGGACCATCCTAGCGAGTTTTACGCCGCGCTAGTGCTCGATATATGCAAGGCGCAACGGTACGCCAACTCCCTTGGGTTGTCGCTCACCGTGAGGCTTAACGGTACAAGCGATTTACGGTGGGAGAACATGGCAGTATCACCAGATGGTAAAAACATATTTGAAGTATTTCCGTGGGTTCAATTCATTGACTACACGAAATCAGTTGAGCGAGCACTAACAGTTAACGTTGAGAACTATGATCTAACGTACTCACGCAACGAAAAGAGCACGGAAGGGGAGATCGTTGAGATATTAGACAACGGCGGGAAGGTTGCCGTGGTGTTTGATATCTCCAAGGGGGACCCATTACCTAAAACGTATAAGGTAAATAAGAGGCGTTTTAAGGTAATCGACGGCGATATCTCAGACTTGAGGCACCTTGACCCTCACGGCGTAATCGTGGGGTTACGGTATAAGCGCGCTTTCAGTAAAAAAACAGGGAAGTCGCTCAAGATAAAAGCCGGTTTCGTCATTTTAGGTCAATAGGGGGAAATCATGGTTACACTTAAAGCAGTATCAAACACACCGATACACCGAATTTTAATTTGTACAATACG